TTTTATTGTATAATTACTTCAGTTAAAACAAACAACCCAATGGGACTGTCCAAGAGCAGCATTATCGAATCACTCCAAGCATCTTATGGCGAATCTGTAACTGCCGCAGACATTCGTGCTTGGTGTGCGATGAATGGTGCAAATTATCAGACTGTTTCCAACAAATTGACTGACTTTAAAGTTGGTCGTGGTAAGTGGAATCTGGAAGTTACAAAAGAGACTGTTAAGGATCTGGAAGTAACTTATAATGCTCCTGCAGCAATGCCTGCAATCGAACAAAACCTTATCCCCCAGAAAGATGATTCCTTCGTCAAGTTTGGCAATTTCGGTGATCTTAAAAAGATTATTCAGTCCCGTCTATTCTATCCAACGTTCATTACTGGACTCTCTGGAAACGGCAAAACGTTCTCGGTTGAGCAAGCGTGTGCAGCGTTGGATCGGGAACTCATCCGTGTAAACATTACTATTGAAACTGATGAAGATGATCTTATTGGCGGTTTCCGCCTTGTCGATGGTGCAACCGTCTGGCATAACGGACCAGTTATCGAAGCACTCCAGCGAGGTGCTATCTTGCTCCTTGACGAGATCGACCTTGCCAGTAATAAAATTCTCTGCCTCCAGAGCGTTCTTGAAGGAAATGGAGTCTTCCTTAAAAAAATTGGAAAATTTGTCCGACCCAGTGCAGGTTTCAACGTCATCGCAACCGCAAACACTAAAGGTAAAGGTTCAGATGATGGACGATTCATTGGAACTAACGTGCTCAACGAAGCCTTCCTTGAGCGATTCCCAGTAACCTTCGAACAAGAGTACCCAACTCCTTCTGTAGAAACTAAGATTCTCCATAAAGTTGCATCTGGTCTTGGTGTTGATGATGAGAACTTCTGCAAGCGTTTGGTTGATTGGGCAGACATTATTCGTAAAACCTTCTATGATGGTGGTATCGAAGAAATCATCAGCACCCGCCGTCTAGTTCATATTGTTCGTGCTTATAGCATCTTTGATGACAAGGCAAAGGCAATCGAAGTTTGTGTTAATCGTTTCGATGATGAAACTAAGCAGGCATTCCTTGAACTGTATGACAAAGTTGATGCTGATTTCCAGATGCCCTCTGAAGATGCCATTGACACTTACACCGCTGAGTGATAAAATGACTAATGCTTGGTCCCTTCTTTATGATGAACTAAACATGGATGCAGACATTCTGAATCTAGACACACCCATTCCTGGTGCTATGGGTGATGATCACATTACTTTTTACCTTGATATGAATAAAGACCCAAATCGATACAAATATGATGAGGATTCTATCCTCAAAGAATTGCAGGATTATATTTCTGGAACTTATAATGCTCACTACTCTGCTGGTGATGACAAAATTCAGACACTTGATCTGATTGAAGCGTGTGGTGATGGTGAGGCATTCTGCCGATCCAACATTCTTAAGTATGCTTCTCGATATGATAAAAAGGGCACTGCCCGACGTGACATTATGAAGATTTTGCACTATGCTGTTCTTCTAATGCATTTTAATGACAAAAATGCAAAACGTGAAACCTACCCTCAGTGATGAAACTACGCGAATCTATGAAACTGTCTGATAACACCCTTACTATCCTCAAGAATTTTGCTGGGATTAACAACTCTATTCTTGTGAAACAGGGTAATAAACTTCGCACTATCTCTGTAGCAAAAAACATTCTTGCTGAAGCAGAGATTGGTGAAGAGTTCCCACGAGACTTTGCTCTGTATGATCTGAACCAACTTCTGAATATTCTGAGCACCTATAGCAACCCTGGTCTAGACTTTAAGGAAGAAAGTTATCTTGCCTATCGTGAAGGTAATCGACGTGGCAAGTATTTCTACTCTGATCCTGCCGTGATCATTTCTCCTCCCGAGAAAGAGATCAATTTGCCATCTCAAGATGTATGCTTCCAACTCGATAGCAATACTCTTTCTCAAGTTCTGAAAGCTGCTGCTGTTCTACAACTTCCCGATCTTTCCGTGATTGGTGGTGCTGGTGTTGTAAAATTGGTTGTTCGTGATAAGAAGAATGACACCTCTCACGCAGAGGAGTTTGTTGTTGGTGAAACTGACAAGGAGTTTATCTTTAACTTTAAGATCGAAAACATCAAGATTATTCCTGGTGCTTATGATGTTATTGTTTCTTCCAAACTGCTTTCCAAGTTTACTAATACCAAATATAACCTTACTTACTTTATCGCTCTAGAACCTGATTCTACTTTCGGATGAAAACAATTACAGCAATGAGAATAGTAGGTAGCGTTGGTGTTATTGCTGCCTACTTTGTTATCCTTCATGTTAATGTTCTACTTGGAGTGGTCATCAACTTTATTGCTGATCTTATCTCTGTTCCATTTTTTGTAAAAACAAAAGCATGGGATGTTGTTATAATGCTTTCATTCCTCTTAGTCATTAGTTGCAGTAAACTTCTATCATGAGTGCAAATACATTAAGAATTATAGGAAGTGCTAGTTTGCTCATTGGATACTTTCTTCTTTTGTATTTGGATGTTAGAATAGGATGTACATTCAGACTAATTGGTGGATGTATGATGATTCCCTTTGCGGTTTCTATCAAAACATGGGATGTTGTAGGACTCCAAACATTCTTTGCTGCTATTGATGCATCAAAGATTATTCAACTTTCATTATGAGTAACTATGAGTGATTTTATTTGGGTAGAAAAATATCGACCCAAGACTATTGATGAGTGTATTCTCCCAGAGAGTACAAAGAAAACTTTCCAGGCATTCCTGGACAAAGGCGAGATTCCTAATATGCTACTTGCGGGACCTCCTGGTATTGGTAAGACTACAGTAGCAAAAGCACTTTGCAATGAATTGGGAGTAGATGTTTATGTCATCAACGGATCCGATGAGGGACGATTCCTGGATACTGTCCGAAACAATGCGAAAAATTTCGCTTCGACCGTCTCGCTTGCTTCAACTGCAAAACACAAAGTCATCATCATTGATGAGGCAGATAACACGTCCAATGACGTACAACTCTGCTTACGGGCGTTTATTGAGGAGTTTGCTGGTAACTGCAGATTCATCTTCACCTGCAATTACAAAAACAAAATTCTCGAACCCCTCCATTCCAGATGCTCAGTTGTTGAGTTTGGAATCAAAGGAAAAGATCGCCAAACCATTGCAGCACAGTTCTTCAAGCGTATCCAACAAATCTTGGATACAGAAGGTATTGAATATGATAACAAGGTCCTGGTAGAACTTATCAACAAACACTTTCCTGATTGGCGTCGTGTTCTTAATGAGTGTCAACGCTATTCGGTAAGTGGAAAGATTGATTCTGGCATTCTTGCTACGTTCTCTGATGTTGCTGTAAATGAACTGGTCAAAAATCTTAAATCGAAAAACTTCTCGGAAGTTCGTAAGTGGATCGTTTCTAATTTGGACAATGATACTACTGTACTTCTTAGGCGCATTTACGATTGTCTTTATGATGCCCTGGTTCCTGGTAGTATTCCTGCTGCTGTTCTTGTTCTTGCTAAGTATCAGTACCAGGGAGCGTTCGTAGCAGATCAGGAGATAAATATGCTTGCTTGTTTAACCGAAATTATGGTGGAGTGTGAATTCAAATGAATGTAAAACTAATTCGTATGTGGTCTGGCGAAGATGTCGTTGCAGATCTTGTAGAGGATAAAGAAACCTCTATTGTTATTACTAACCCTATTGTTGCTGTTCCTACTGGTGGTGGGCAGATGGGATTTGCTCCCTGGTCTCCTCTTCTGAGTGGTAAGGATAAAGAACTTGAGGTTACTAAGGAGTATGTGGTCTATATAAGTGACCCTCAAGATCAGATCATTGATCAATATCAAGACATGTTCTCGGTATTAAAAACTCCTAGTAAAAAATTAGTATTATGAAGTACCCAAGACAAAAAAAATCCAGAACTTACTATTACTTCTGGGCTTTTATGGCACTCACAGTATTCCTTGGACAACTTTATGTTGGATATGGATACCGTCTTATGCACGGAAGTATGCTTGATCT